TCGTGGGATAATCTTTACTTGGATACTCCAACAGTTCTAACTAAGACAATACAAAGAGACACATATCCAGATGATGAGTTATTTATGTATTATTCTGGTTATGATGGTGCAAGTGGTGTTGCCGCTATGACAACATGGAATCATGGTTTGGCAATAGGTGATTTTAATCAATTAAAAAACATGCCAAGTAAAACAGAACCGGGAGCCGGTGAATAATATAAATTTAAAGAAAGGGTATAAAAAATGGCAGCAAGAACAACAGCATCAGAGGTATTACAGATATTGGACGGATGCACGGTGTCCAGTATAGTGGTAGATACCTTTATTGGGACAGCTAGTAGATTATTAGATTCTGTGTTTAGTTCAGATTCATCCATGACTGCTGTCCAATTACGAGATATTGAAACATGGCTTACGGCACATTTAATAGCCAGTACACTTCACAGACAAACCAGTGAAGAACAGGTAGACGGAGCATCTGTAAAATATACCGGTTATTGGAGTAAGGATTTAGAATCCACTTCATATGGACAGATGGTAAAGGTAATAGATACGTCAGGAAAGATGGCAAATGTAGGTAAAAAATTAGCTAGCATGAAAGCTATAACAAGTTTTGACTAATGGGAATAGAAACCTTTATAACGCGAATATGTAAACAGACAGCAGTATATTGGGCTAGTCCGGTAGCTGATGGGTATGGAGGATATACTTTTAGTGATCCTGAAGAGATATATTGTCGTTGGGTTGAGGAACAACAGATGTTTCAATCCGATGATGGATCTCAACTTGTTTCTAAAGCAATCGTACATGTATTGGAAGATGTAGACATGAATGGTGTATTATATTTAGGAACATTGTCTGATTTAGAGGATCTTTATAATGCTAGTGAAGGTGATAGCAGTAGTGAGTGGTATGATCCTTATCAAATAGATACAGGACTTTGTATTATAAAGAAGTTTACAAAGGTACCTGCTATTAGGTCTACAACAGAATTTGTTCGTAAAGCATATTTAACAGGATGGCAAACATAAATACATTAAGGGGAGGTCGTGAGGTCATGGCTAATCTTAATAAAGAAATATTACTTATAAAAGGAAGAAGTTTGAAGGGACTGATTTTAGGAGCTGCTATAGTAAGAAAAGATATGGAAAAAACTTCTCCAAAGACTCCGGTAGATTACGGTAATTTAAAAGCATCTTTTTTTACTGTTACTGCTAGAAGTGTTAGGGTTGGTAGGAATCCAAAATTTAAAAGTGAAGTAGCTAGTAAAATGTCGTCAGATCATTCTTCGACAATTAGTGAAATACAAGGGATGGTGAAAGCCCAGTCTACAGGAGGGAATATAATGTTAATGCTTGGATATAGTGCTAATTATGCGACGGCTGTTCACGAACTTCTTGATATGAATTTAAAGCCTCGTTGGAGATATGGACCAGGACCCGGAAAGAAAAGATGGTATAGACCACGTGTCGGTGCCGGTCCCAAATGGTTTGAGTATTCTTTAAAAAGAAACAGTAAAAAGATATTACAAGCAATTGCAGTTAATGCACAAATAAAAGGATAAAGATGAACGCAAGCAGTGTAGATATAAAAGACATGTTAGTAGCAGATGCTACCGTTGATGTAACCTTTAAAACTAATTTGTTTATAGGTAAAGAGGAAAAAACCCCAAGGAATTGCGTTACAATATTTGATACTTCCGGACATGCACCTGATCTTGGATTAACAAATCAAGGTTATGAGCGTCCGTCTGTACAAATAAGGGTTCGAAATGCCAGTTATGTAACTGGTTGGAATTTAATTGAATTGATAAAGACATCATTACATGGCCGGGCACAAGAGACATGGAATGATACTTTATATACTGTTATCTACTGTTCTAGTGGTCCCGCCCACTTAGATTGGGATGAAAACGGTAATGCTCGCTTTATTATTAATTTTAATGTGCAGAGAAGATCTGCATAAAAAAAGAAGGAGGCATGTATGAGTACTAATGCTGTATCTGGAATAGGTACAAAATTTCAACGATGGTCTGCCGCAGCATGGCATAACATTGCTGAAGTGAATACGATAGCAGGACCTGGAATGTCAAGGGAGACAATTGATTGTACATCCTTGGATTCCACTGACGGTTATCGTGAGAAAATAGGAGGTCTCAGAGATGGGGGAACAGTTGTTTTAAACATGAATTTTACCCGTTCAGGGTATGATGATTTTAAAGATGATTTTGAAAGTTCCACTCTTGGTAATTACAGAATTCATATGCCAGATGACGATAATACATCAGTAGAATTTGAAGGTTGGGTTAATGAACTACCTTTGGATATTAGTCCAGATGATCGCATCACAATGAATGTTACTATTGAGATAACCGGGCCAGTCGAAACTGATTCAGGCGAAAGTGCTGGATTAGGAATGTAGACATATTTTTACCTAATCAGGGTATTTTTATTTTTTATTTATTAACAAACAATTAAAATCACTAATCATGGGATTATTAAACAGAAAAGAATTATTAACAAAAGAAAAACTTGAAGTTGTCAAAGTAGATTTAGATAAAGACAATTTTGTTTTTGTGAAGCAAATGACCGGAGGAGAAAGAGATCGTTTTGAACAGTCACTTCTCAGACAGGTAAAAGACAATAAAGGACTTGTAACAGGATTTGAAAGTGTTACCGAGAATTTTAGGGCAAAATTATGTGTAGTAACGGTATGTGATGAGGAAGGTAAGTTACTACTTGCTGCAGGGGATTTTCCTCTATTAAGCAATAGCATGAGTGCTGCAAAATTGGAGAAAATTGTCAATGCGGCACAAGCGTTAAATGCAATTACTGAAGAGGATAAGGAGGCAATAATAAAAAACTCCGAAGTCGGCCCAGCCGACAATTCCAGTTCAGACTCTGCAGAGAAATCGGAGTAGAACATCCGGACTACTTACTAGAGGTTTTGACATCAAAACAGCTAAGTGAGTGGGAGGCATACGATAGGATAGACCCGATAGGAAAGTGGAGGGATGATTTTAGGTTAGCTTATTTAAGTTCACTTCTTACCAATTTAACAATTAGTGTTCATGGTAAGAAAGGAACGAAGAGTACGAATCCAATGGATTTTATGTTGGATTGGGATTTGGGAAAAATAAAAGAACCTAAAAAGCAGAGTACAGAAGAAATGAAAGCGATTCTAGGAGGGATAGCAAGACAGCAGAATAAGAGAGTTGCAAAGGAAAGAAGTAGATTAGATTTAACACATAGACCTCCAAGGAGGTTTAGACAAACTAATAATCCAGGGTTATGAATATAGGCACGATGTACGCGACTTTAGGGGTAAACACCGCAGGATTGGTGACTGCTAACGCTGCAATGACAAAATTCCAAAAGAATACAATAACTTCTTTAAATATGATGTCACAGAGGTTGCGTACATTTGGGTATCTATCTCTTGCTACTCTTACTCTTCCTATTGTGATGGCAGGTAAAGCTTCTGTAAAAATGGCTTCTGACTATGAGGCATCACTATCTAAGGTAATCGGATTAGTGGGTGTTGCTCGTAGTCAGGTAGATGCCTGGGGAAAAGATATATTAAAAATGGCCCCTAGAGTTGGGAAAGGGCCTAAAGAATTAGCTGATGCTTTATATTTTATCACTTCCGCTGGTATTAGAGGTGCCGAAGCAATGGAAGTATTGGAAATGTCTGCAAAGGCTTCTGCCGGAGGATTAGGGGAAGTTAAAGCAGTTGCAGATATTGTTACATCTGCTATGAACGCTTTTGGTATAGAAAATCTTAGTGCCGCAAGGGCTGTTGATGTCCTCACTGCAACGGTAAGGGAAGGTAAGTCAGAGGCTACAGCATTGGCTTCTACAATGGGTATGGTATTACCTATTGCGGCTGCTATGGGAGTTACATTTGATCAAGTAGGGGCTGCCATGGCTTCAATGACTCGTACAGGTACTAAAGCTACTACGGCTGCAATGCAATTACGGCAAATACTGACATCAATTCAAAAAATAAAGCCAGCTTCGGATGCGGAAAAAGCTTTAAGATACATGGGAACATCTGCGGACGAACTTAGAAAAACTATAAAACAAGGTGGATTATTACAGGTATTAATGGACTTAGAACGTCTGTCTAGTGAATACGGAAATACAATTCTTGGCAGGGTGTTTCCTAATATAAGAGCGTTGTCAGGAGTTTTAGATGTTTTAGGAAAGAATTTTGAAGAAAATAAAAAAATATTTTACTCAATATCAAGAGCAACGGGTTCCGCTGCTGAAGCATTTAGGGTAGCTTCACAAACAATTAAACAACGATTTAATGTGCAGTTAGCTAAGGCACAGGTGAGTGTAGTTAAATTTGGAGGAACTGTGGCAACGGTTATGCTTCCTGTGTTCGAAAGATTAGGAAATTCCTTTGAGAGAGTTATAGCACACTTTGACACTTTATCAGATGCTCAAAAAAGAAATAGGATTAAATGGTTGATTTTTATTGCTGCGTTAGGTCCTGCTGCTATGGCATTAAGTCTTTTAGGATATAGTCTATCCGGATTAATTACATTGGTTACGGGACTTGGAAAAGGATTAATATTTTTAACTCATATTATTAGAGGTGTGACCGGAAATATGGTTGCTATGGATGCGGCTATGGTTATGAATTTAAGAGCCACAAAAATGTTAAGGGCTGTTTTAACGAGTCCATGGACGCTGGTAGCAGGAGCTATTGCGGTTGCAACGGTAGCTTTAGTTAAGTATATGAAGAAAATGGAGGAAATTCCAGACCGTATTACAAAACTTAAAGCTGGTTTTAGATCATCTAAAGAAGAGGAATCTTATTTTAAAGATATGTTGTCTGTTACGTTTGCAATGGATAAACCTCAATTAGCAGACCTGCAAAATGGACTAGAACAAAGATTAAAAATATTAAAAGATAATCGTGTAAAGACAATAGCATTACAAAGAAATTGGTTTACTGATGATGTTAAATATTTAAACCTACAAAAAACTTTACAAGAAGATTTAAATAATCTTACTAAATGGCAGGGTAAAGGGGATGGACTCAATGCAAGGACTACGGTTAAGGGGTATGAATCCGATATTGTGAAAGATAAAAAAGCAATTGCAGATTATATCACTAGCAAAACCATAGGATTTGGAAAGGATTTTGATAATGTAAATACTAAAATTGCAGGTACAGAAGAGGCTTTAAAAAAGGTTGCAACGGTACTTAAAAATTTTCCAGTAGATCCTATGTTAAAGGAAATTGAAAGACAAAAAAAATTACAGATTGAAAGTGAGAAAATAGTTGCCATTTTTGACAAATTAGCAGATGGTGAATTGCGCATCAATCGTTTAACGAAATTAATGGGTAAAGATTTTGACACAGCAAAAGAAAAGACTTCTTTATATAATACAATAGTAAAAGAATTAGCGGGGACTACTTTACCAATAGCAGATGAACGATTCCAACAATTAGCAAAAGCTGTAAAATTAGTAAATACAGCAGTAGATGCTATATCAATAGAAAAAATAAAAGAGGCCGTTGGATTATTAGGGCACAAATTAGCTCCCGGACCAGAAGGGGGGACTCCGGAAGAACCATTTAATTTTATGTCAAACAAAGAGTCAGAACGTAATTTAAATGTTCTTAATCAAATGAATACTACGTTTGGGACATTTAAAACTATGGTAGCATTGGCTAATGGGGAACTAATGGCTTTACAAAATACATTTAATCAATTAGCTGCATCAGGGGAGGGAACGCAAGCTGAATTTGACGCTTTAAAAAGTCAAATAGAGGCAGTAGACCTCACTATTTTAAAATTAGCAGCTCTACAGACTGCTTTGTCTGAAGTGCAAACTGTTTTTACCAATATGTTTATGTCAATTGGAGAAGGTTGGAAAGCAATGGGGGATATTGTAGTAAATAGTCTTAAACGAATAGCTGCTCAGTTAGCAGCTAAAGCATTTCTTTTTGTGCTTTTGGATATGTTGTCAGTGGGTACAGGTGGGTTAGCAAAAGTAGCCGGTGGATTTACAAAAGGGGATAATTCATTTTGGAAATTTTTATTTAAAGGGGTTAATATGGCACGTGGCGGTACTGTACCCCCCGGTTTTCCAAATGATTCATATCCTGCGGCACTAACATCCGGTGAGAGAGTTATACCGGCAGGTGCGCCTGTCCCTTCTGGGTTATCAGGGGAGAATGGACTTTCCTCTGTTTTAATTAGATTTGAAAATGGCTCATTACAGGGTTATTTAGAGTATGAAAATAGAACACGAAATTCATTTATGTAAATATGGCATATGGATTAAAATATAGGTCGGAATATTACCGTAAAAGTGGGGCACAAACTACTATTAATATTCTTGAAAAAGATTATAGTGGGGATGTGACTGACGTACTTGCTGCAGGTGATCCTTTACGGATATCATTTTCTGGAAATGTTGAAGATGTTTATAAACCAACAATAGGCACGGGGGCAATAATTAAGCTTATTTCACAACCTATTATGGCACTCACGTCGGACGATACTCTTCTTGATTTATTCACGGATGACCCTATGAAATTTATAGTGAAAGTATACAATGGAGTAGAAGAAGATAGCAGCGAAGGTAGAGATGATCTAATTTGGCAAGGATTTTTGTCCCCCGATGTATATCATAAAAATTATAGTTATCCGTTAAGAAGTCCTATCACATTAGTTTGTAATGATGGGCTTTCTGTGTTAGATAAAATATCTTATAGTCAAACTGAAGGAGGCATTGCATATACAGGATTAACAACTATACAAACAGTATTAACTAATATTTTTGGGAAGCTGGGAACAAAATATGACAATATTAGAATGTCAAGTGATTTACTTATAGAAGATACAGCGGTTAGCAATCTTTTTACAGGTTTATCTATTAACAACGATAATTATTACGATGAACAAGATGTCCCAATGTCTTGCAGAGAAGTTTTAGATTCTATTTTTGGTGGATTGGGATTAGTTTTAAAACTTAGGGCAAATGAATTGCACATAGTAGACCCTATAAATTTACATGATACAGGAAAAGGATTATCGTATACTTTTCATCCTGGTTATACGTTCACTGAAACTGTGGTTAGTTTGGGAGGATATTTAGATATTTCTAATGGCGATATTAAATGGAATGCAACTAATTCTATGTTAGACGTAATGTCCCCTTTTAATAAAATTAAAATTTCGTATGACCCGTATAACAACCAAGGATTTCATTATAATTTTAATGATACTGATAATTGGGATACCGTAGGCACAATGCAAGCATCCCATGAAGGAGTAGGAACAGTAACTACTAATGGGACCACAACTCTTGCAGGTGCGGGCACTAATTTTATAAATGGTTTTTGGGGAATAGGGGATTCTATTGTGGTAGAAGGAGAATCTGCTAGAATAATAGTAACCACACCCACTGACACAACATTAACGGTTGATAGAGCATTTACTACAAGTGTGGGGGGTTTAACATTTAGAGCAGGACAATATTTTTTAAATACTACTGTAGAGTATAAAAATTGGACTGATGCTTTTGGGTTTTCTCACTTTGGAGCAGTAAAAGAAACTGAAAATGGAGATGCTCAATTTTTTATATCATTGTTTGATTCAGGAGGTACCATAACACTCACAATACCTCATTCTACAATAAAACAAGGGACAAATGTAAAATTAAGACTTTCTATGGATGTATGGTTACAAACCAAAGAAAACAGCCTTAATATATTTAAAGAAGAAGATCCAGCAGAAGGGGTTAATATAAATCAATATTATCTTCCTGTGAGTATTTTAATTGGCACTCAGTATTGGAAAAATTGGAATTTTTGGAGTACAGGAGAAACTGGGAGTTATCTTTGGGGTTTCCAAATGGTTAAAAGAGATATGACTACTGCGGAATTAAATACAGAATTAGAGGATACCAAAATGAATAATAATTGGACTACTGTATATAAAGATATTGCTGTTGAAGATAATGGTACTATTGTTTCCCCCACTTTAGTAAATGGGGATATTACTATTAAAATTAAAGATGATATTCATACATGGATGGTAGGACAAGTTCATCCTAATGGATACAGAGATAATATACATTATGTGATACTAAAAAATATAAAAGTTCAATATATTGATATTTCAACAGGGGAAGAAATAGGTAATGCAGGTATTATTGCATCTGCTTCTATGGATAGTGCCTCTTATAGAACTGAAAAAGCAATAGATATAAAATGTACTAATGGCTCAGGTTCTTTTGGAACAAGCAGAGGTGCTTTTTCGTCAGTAATTGCTTCCCCTATTGGAACAAATATTTCCGGATTAAAAAGAAGTGGGGGAAATCCAGCTTCCCCAAAGGTAAATGTTGATCTTTTAGCACAATCTATTATCAGTCAGTACAATCAATCAAGATTAAAAATAACAGGTGTGTTAAATACTGTAGATTATTTGCTTACATTAGATAGTTATTTAATAAAATATAGTGATCATTTAGGCAGCAAAGCATTTTATATTGTTAACGGAGAGTATGATGACCGGATGGAGAGTATGCAAATAACAATGGTAGAAATAGTATCCACAAGAGAAACTATAAGTTAATATGAGTATAACGATAACAAAAACAGCGGGTATTCCTGTCAGAAGAGATGGACAACAAAGTATAACAGTTGCTCTTGGGGGTATTGGAGGAGGAGGTAGTCCCGGCGATGCCCAAGGTGGGGCGGGAGCCACTGCCCATGCTTCATTATCTCAACTTGATTATGCTTCCGCAGGTCATACAGGTTTCGCTCCAATAGCAGATCCTACATTTACAGGTGAAATTGGAATTGGTGCCGTAAATGTATCAGAAACAGAACTGGGTATATTAGAAGGTTTAACAACAACGACAGCAAGGCTTAATTATCTTACCAGTGCCGGAGGAACAACAGGTACAACTTCGGCAAATATTGTATTTTCTGATAATCCTACCTTTACAACTAAGATAACGTCCCCATTATTAAAAATCACTACTGATGCAGGAGTAGGTAAAATGTTTGTGTGTGATGCTGATGGGGATGCTATATGGACAACTTCAACAGGTACAGGAGCACCAGTGAGGGCAGATAGTCCTACCTTTACAACTAAACTAACTTCACCGGTAATTGATGTAGGCATCCAAAGCACAACGGCAGGGATAATTAATATTTATGAAGGTGCTACTGGTGATGATTATATGAGTATATCAGCAGTAGGTGATAATAGCTTTCTTGTAGACATGGTTGGAACATCTAGTATAGGCACTTTGGAGTTTCGAGATTTTAATGTCAACATAAGCGGGGGTTATATCCGAGAACCAAATTATACTTCTGGTTTTCAAGGCACAAATTGGAAAATACAAGCAGATGGGGATGCTGAATTTGAAAATATGTTTATCAGAGGAGGCTTAACGGTATCAGAATTAATCATAAATCAATTACATTATCAAAATGGGGGATTAATAATTGGTGCTGGTGCTGGACGTGTTGCTACTATTGAAGATGCTACGCAAGGTGCAGAAATATTAACTTTTGAAGATCCAGAGGGGAATGGAATTATCCCTTTTACAGTTGGTGCTATTGTAAAAATTCAAAAAGTTGATATAGATAGGACAACAGTTGTTCGAGTCCTTGTTAGACAAGTTAGTGATGCAGATGCAAGTGATTATACTATTGAATTGATTCCTACTGCTGGATGGGTTCCTGCGGATGATGATGTTGGAGTGTTTGAAGTCGGTGATGAGGTAGTTGCCATTGGGCACACAACTAATACTAATTTAGATTCTAGTATTTATATGAGTGCTACGGATACAGACAATCCATTTCTAAGGGTATTGGATGTTGTAGATTCTTATGCAGATTGGACAACGGCAGGAGCTTCTTTGAAATTGCAACTTGGAAATTTAGCAAGTTTAGCTAATTATGATGACGGTACTCTTGTAATGCCGGCTGATCCTGGGTATGGATTGTATTCTAGTAATGTTTATTTAAGTGGGACAATATACGCATCTGCTGGTGAAATAGGTGGGTGGACGATTGGAGCAACTTATATAAGAGATACTGCGGGGACAGTTGGGATGTCTTCAGCAGTCACAGGTGGAGATGATATTCGATTTTGGGCCGGGCATGCTACTATGGCTTCTGCTCCATTTAGAGTTACTGAAGCAGGTACATTAACAGCTACAGGTATTGCTGAATTAGGTACTAATGCTGTCACTGATGGTTCATATACCCAGAATATAGCAATGGTCGGAGGAGAAATAAGAGAAAATAGTAGAGATGATGATCATGGTATATTATATATAAACTATCATGGGTACGATGGGGGGGATACTCGTTTAAGAGAAACATATATTGGTGATGGTCAAGGGAATGCTTTATTAGTAGTAGGGGGGGCAAATTCTGATATTACTACTCAGGCTACATTAAATGTACATTACGGACTTCTTATAAATTTTAATAATTTTGATCTTGGAGAAGGATTAATATTTAGTAATTGGGGGGGATGGGTAGAAGCAATGGATATTCCTCAATTAGTAAATAAAGCTGCATCAGTAAATATTAGAAATAGCCATGATGCAGAGGTTAATTCAGCAGTAGAAGCATATACAAAAGTAAAAACTATAACGCTTACACATGGTCTTGTTGGGGAACAACGATTCTTATTTGATATTAAATATGTTTCCGGTGGAGCTGATCCTGAAAGTTATGCTAAGATATATCGAAATGGAGTTGCACTGGGATCTCAACAGACAGCATCAACAAGTTATGTCACAAAGTCTGAGGATATAACACAAGATTGGGTTGCTGGGGATACTTGTGAATTGTGGGTTGATGCCTACCATGCAACAACCTATGCAGAAAATTTTAGAATCGCTTATGATGATAGTCCTACGGTAACAGTAGCATCAGTAAATAGTTAATTAAAATTAAATTATTATGAAAATTAAATTAAATGTTTTAGAACGGATTACAATGATGAATTTACTTCCAAAGGAAGAGAATTATCTTACTTATAAGATGGTTGTAGATTTGAAAAGTGCTTTGAGTTTTTCAGAAAGCGAATGGAAAAAATGTGGAATGCAGGCACTCCCTGATGGGAGGGTAAGTTGGAAAAACGGGGATTTGACAAAGGGGATTGAAATTCCGGATGTAATTGCGGTTATGATTAAAGCTAAATTAGAATCTCTTGAAAAAGAGAAGAAAATTAACGGGGATAATATGTCTTTATATGAGCTTTTTATATTAGATAAATCATTAACTAAAAAATAAAATGTCATGGATGATAAAGAAATATACGATCTAATAGACAAGAAAAACGAAACACAATTTTCAACTATTGAAAGTATGTTTCAAGGCATAACCAATCTCATTACGGTTGAGAATAAAGATATGCGTACATCCATAGACAACCTCACATTAAAAGTTGCTCAACAGAACGGGTCTGTTAAAGAATTAAACCAATGGAAAGCAAAGCATATAGGGATTCATGAAGGGGTGGAAAAAGCTAATATATCTAATGAAATTAAAAAGAATATTAAGTGGGGGAAAATATTTAATGTGATTATGTGTATAATTGGACTCACTGCTCTTTTATATACGGCATTCAATTCGCATGATACCCGTGCATTAACTAAGGAAGGGAATCAAAAAATAGATGATTTTGGTTCCCCAACTATAACAAATTCAAGGGGAGAATTCGTACCATTACCAGATGGATATTCTTTACGAATGTGGCCTAAAGATTTTATGACTGATACTATTAATTAATAATTAAAATTATGGCAAATTATTCAAGTAGTTCACAAAGTAAATTAGATACTGCCCATCAAGATTTACAAACAGTATTTAGAGAAGTAATACGGATATTTGATAATACCATTGTGTATGGTCAGCGTAGTCAGCAACTTCAGTTTGATTTATTTAAACAGGGAAGAAAACAAAACGGTAATGGCAAATGGAAAATTGTTGATAAAAGTAAAGTAGTTACATATTGTGATGGCACTATAAATAAATCAGATCACAATCTTTTACCTTCAAATGCTGTGGATGCAGTTCCTTGGCCGATTGAATGGAAAAATACAGATAGAATGTATTACTTTGCGGGGCACGTGAAAGCTATTGCTTCTGTACTCCAATCTCAGGGAAGAATTACACATGCTATAAGTTGGGGAGGGGATTGGGATAACGATACTCGTGTACATGATCAGACATTTATGGATTTAGCACATTATTATATTATAGACTAATGGGAAATACACCATATTCAGATATTAAACAAAAGATTGTTTTTGATATTTTGGAAAAGTTTCCAAATACTTCTATAAAAGCTCTATCACGTATAGTTTACGCAGAAGCATCTGAATTTTTTAATAGCAGTGAACATGCAAGGACATACATTAGATTTTATAAAGGTAAGCTAGGAGTACGTCATAGAAAAACAGCTAAAATAACTAAATACTATATAAAATGAAATTTAATCTACCTAAAAGTTTTGAAAGAGAATATATTAACTTTCATCTACCTAAAAAATTACATAATACTCTTATTCTATCAGATATTCATATGCCATATCATCACATACCAGCACTTGAAGAAGCATTGAATTATGGTATTATTAAAAAGATAGATTCAATTTTGCTTAATGGTGATATCATAGATTGCTATAAATTAAGTAAATTTGAACCAGATCCAAGAGAAAGGGATTTTTGGCAAGAAATAGAAGCATTCAAAGTATTTATTAAAGAGTTGAATGATATTTTTCATGTTCCAATATATTATAAGATAGGAAACCATGAAGAGCGTTATGAAAGAACAATGACTAGTAAATGTGCTGAATTTTTAAAATTGCCGTATTTTGAATTTGAAAATGTAATGGGGTGTAAAGAACTCGGAGTAACAGTCATCAAAGATCAAAGAACAATTTATATTGGTGGTTTAGCTGTATTTCATGGGCATGAATTAAAAATGCATTCCGCTAATGTTAATCCGGCACGTACATTGTATTTGCGAACACACGTCAGTTCATTATGTTCTCATCTCCACAGGACGTCACAACACACAGAACCCGCATTTGATAGAGATATTACTTGTTGGTCAACAGGGCATCTTGGAGATGCCCATCCTAAGTATGCTCCAATAAATAAATGGAATTGGGGGTGTGCAAGAGTTGAATCTAATTCGGATGGTAACTTTGAAGTGATTAATGTAAACCTTACAAACAATAAATTATTTATGATTTAAAACATAAAAATTATGAATTGGATTAGTAAAATTACAGCATTTCTCGGACAGTCGATAGATTGGATAGGAAAAAACATAAGTAGAATAAAAACAATCACAGTTGTATTATTATTTACATTGTTTATTATTTCCTTTGTAAGTAATGGATGTAATCGTGAACAGGCAAATCATTTATTTGCACGAGTAACAGGACTCGATCTTCAAAATGATATTCTTAGTTTAAGGAATAGGACATTGAGAGACTCATTGGATCAGGAAAGAAACATCAGACGGCTTTTAGAGGCTTCTAAAGCACGTTTAGAAGATGAGAAGCATATACTAGTTAAAGATAATAAACGTCTTAGACAACAGCTCGCAGGCATACCAGGATGGATTTTAAATATGCCGACAGATAGTTCATACAAATTTCTCAATGAAATTGCGTACCCATTTGCAGGAGAAAAGAAATATCCTTTAAATGAACCACAAATAAAAAATATACACGCTGATTTTTTAGAGAACCAAATGCTACACGGGCTATTATTTACTTTAGAAGCCCAATTAATTAATTGTGAGCTATTAACCAGTAATGCAGATAGCATAGCATTTAGTTTTAAAAGAAGTTTAAAATCAAGTGAAAGACAAAAGGAAAATTTATCGGAGGTGGTTAAGAATGCAAATGAAAAAGCTGTGTTGTATGAAAATGCTTATAATAAAGCTGATAAAAAGAAGAAGTTTTGGAAAATTACTTCGGGTATTGGGGCAGTGATAATATTAATATTAGCTTTGTAAATCAAGATCGGGAAGAACTAAGTATTTCCAAACCCATCTTTGTCTTGTCGGTATATTATTCTTCATGGAATATATAATACCACTTTTACTAAATCCTGTTCTTTTACAAGCAATTTTTAGGCTTGGATAGGTGTTTACTAGTTTACCTTGTAAATTATATTGCCCTATTGTTTTGGCAGTTGTTTGGTGAGATTCGTGATATCCAACTTCCCATCCTGCAACAAATATAGCATTTAATAATGGACGTAGTTCACTTGCGTAATAATTGTCTATTAAACCCATCATTTTCAAATCTCTTAATGCTCTATTTATGACTGTACTTTGTTTCATTTTTTCTTCTTCCTCTGTCTCTCTCGCTTAGGTCGTGGGTGGTGATAGTGTTTTTATACTCCTTTCGTAGTCTTGCTTTTGTGGTATCGCTCTGCGTAGTTAACCATCATAACAGATACCATTTCATTTGTTATCCCAAATCTTTTACATTTATATAAATGATAGTTTTTTGTGTAAATATCCTGCATCGTTGCCTCATTTAATAGTCTTATATGCTCATCACTTATTTCCTCATAAATTACTTCTCTATCCTCAATAGATTCTTCATGTGTCTTGGTGCTATGGTATTCGCGCATAGCATTAAGAATTGATTTACCCAGCCTAATACCAAGCAATCCATTATCAGAACAATGCTTCATCATAATTTTCTTATCGGTAGTATCTCCCTTGTCGGGTTGTTGCTCAACCTGTCCGGCTGGCTCGTCTGTCACCTTTGAGGACTGAGCGTATTCAACTGCTTTTATTAATTGTTCATACTCATCTGGATTTTCAACAAACATATCAGAGTAAAACCCATGTTTCTCAAGTATATCTTCTGCACTTATTTTTTTCTCTCCCATCTCTATTTATTTATTTGGTTGTCTCTCATCCATTTAGCACCCTCTTTAAATCCTAACCATTCCCCTCTTTGATAACCATGCTTAGATGTAGGGTCGGCAATGTCACTAGCTTTATTCTCTATCTCTTCATCCGTTGGCTTCTGTTCGCTTTTTATATCAAAATATTCTTTTACACATTTCTCACACCATTGTGGTTCGGGAAAAGCAGAAATACTCCAATAAGTTTTACCACAAACATCACAATTTAAATGGTATGCTTGTAGTTTATCCTGTTCTGGTTGGGGTTGCTTAATAGAATCAAAATATTCTTTCATAGTTTTATCTAAAACAGCCTTATCCTTATCAGTTAATTTACATCCGTAAAATACTTTTGCCTCAGAAGGAGTTAGTTTTTCACCATTTTTAAAGACAGTTGTATTATTTCCATCTCTTGAGATAACATATACTCCGCATTCTTCATCCCCCTCTGGTGCTAGTTCGGAAATAACCTTTAGTAAATCTTGTTTGTTGCACCATGAAGATAAATGTTGTTGATCCTCATCAAATTTCCAATACGAATCTATCAATTCTATTATCCTCTCCCTGCTAATAACAGGATCGGGCTTCTGTGAGGCGTATTCTTCCATTAATTTTTCAACCCCATCTAAATCATAAGCTATATTGAGCTTTTCAAGGGATTTCCACGTTGGTAATTTACCCGTATCGGGGTTTTTACAATCTTTGATAATATGTTCTTTTGCTGTTTTCATGATTCAATGGGTGTTAGTTTTTTTTCATAATAGTAAAATATTTATTATCACAATGGTCGGGATATACTAAATACTTTCTGCCTTTGTGGTATATCTTAACTTCTGATGGTTCAATTTCCCCATCGCAATAACCTATCATATCGTTTTCGTCAGGATATGTTTTTTTACAAATTGCTAATACTTTTTTCATATCTCATTTAGTTAGTTGTTTAATTTTTTAATTATGGATAAAGTTCAATGGCCCTAATAACTTTTGAGACTTGGGTTTTAAGTTTTTTAACTTCTTTTTGCAGTTCAATAACGTCATTTTTTAATGCGTATGTGGTAGCTGATATTCTTTTTAAATCTTCAGGCATCATTGCTCCGATGAATAGTTCTTCTTCTTGGTTTTCCATCTTATTTGTTTTTAATTTTATATTTATGTAGTGCTGCCTGTTTTTATTTTACTGACTCCTTTTTTTATAGAAACATTAAAAATCTTATCTGCTGATTCCGTTAAAGCAGTCTCATGAGTGACCAAAATTATTTGTATCCCTAGTTTTTGACTTATTTCTTTTATCATAATACTTGCCTGTTCCTGATAATTTTTACTTAAAAATCTAAAAGGCTCGTCCAGAATAATTGTATTCCTAGTATGAGGAACATTCATACTCCACGAGGCTATTCTTAAAGCAAATGCCGCAACGTCTATTGCTCCCACACCACTAGCCTCAATCGGGTCTATTTCCATTTCATCCCGTACAAAAGTTAAATCACATTCCGTTTTATTTCTTCTTTGTATAAAATTAGCTTTTAATTCATACGGATCCGGGAACACGGACTCAAGAGCAAGGGAAGTAATATTACTAATGTGAAATTGTAATTTGGTTTGTGTTTCTAATCCTACAATTCGAATTATTTCTTTAGCTTTTTCATGCAGATGTAAAGATTTCCTAGCATCTCTAAATTCCTGCTTGATTTCTACCAAAGACTTCCTGACCTGGATTTTCTGCCCTTTAAGCCTTTCCAGATTATTTCTTAGTTCTGTTATACTCATCCTTTTTCTAATATAGTTATTAATTCCCCACTACCCTCAAAAGTAGCAATTCCTGATATTCCATCATACATAGGAATAGATAGGCTATGAGAGGTTAAATATATATCTCCTGTTATTTTCATATTACCGTGTTTAATTAAACAATTAAGCATTTTATTGTTTTCTAATAATAACATAGGATCAACTTCCCAATTTACCATATCAACATCTAAAGTCCACTGTTTACTTCCCTTATGATATGTAGGGTGGTAATCAATTTCATATATCTTTTTTCCTTTCTTATGCTTTTTAGTAAGGTTCTTTCTTTTACCATTCCATACTTTCGGAGGGTATAGTAAAGAAACATCAACTGGAGCTTGGTAAAAATTTAAAGCAAATAACCTACTATATCCAATTAACCTTTCTTCATCATAAATAAAAAGAATATCATTAGAATTAAATATAGATTCATCAATTGGTTTTATTATAGTTCCAAGTTTATCTGCTACATGTAACCTGTCAGAGACGTGACGTATTTCAGATTGTTCTATTCTATTTACAACTGCTATTGGTACAGCCACCACTACGGCAGCTCCAAATATACCTTTAAGAAAATTTCTACGTTTCATAACTATTACACATTATATTTTTCCTGCAGGTCTGCTACACCCTTTTCAATCTTATCTTCTATACCCTCAATTTCAGTACCCATTGTTTTGAGTTTCTTCTGAGCTTCTTCCACAGTTTTACAACCCCACTCATTTTCTAATTGGTTCATTAAGGCATTTTTTTGACCTATTAACTCAGACTTTTTTGTTTTAGCCTCGCCAATATCGTTTTTCAAGTCAAGTAAATCTTGTTCGTCTAGTTTTTTCATTTTCTGTTTTTTTAAGTGCAGTGTCAATTCTTTTTTCAAATTCTTCCCCGGTAATAGAATCAATGCAATAATAATCTAGTTCAATTGCATTTTGGTAAAAAGTTCCTACTCGTTTCAAATCCATTAATATTTGAATTATTAAGTCATAATTTTTCATGTGTATTTTTTTAACATTGTAATAGCAAATTTATAACTTTCAATTATAGGTGTAAGGTTCTTGACATGTGTTTCATGAAGTTCTTTATCAATTTTACCTTCTTTCACAGCTTTAAAAGAATGGTGTCTTGCACTCCATAATCTACTTAATTTTTCCTGTAAGAGTTCAATTGGAGTAATCATTTAATATACTTTAATAAATAATAAAGTTTCTTCTTTTGTTATACGCTTCTCCTTATAAAGGTCTCTTGCATAATCCCCCCGATACGTAGGATGCGTATTGCGTAGGAGTTCTATGGTTCCCATAGTTTCTACCCTGTCCTTTAATATTTTATTAACGGCAAGGACTGATTGTTTTAAAGTTTTTAGTATTTCCATTTCGTTGTTTTATATTGATAATTTTCCTAATTTTTTACCTCTGTATTCAGTTGCTTTTAAATTACCGCTCCGTACTTTATTAAGTCCCGAAAAGTCTTTTATAATGCCCACATATCCGGTTATAGTGTGACATCCTTCCCTTATTCCTATTGTTCTGATACCTATTAACTGTTCTTCTGGTAATAAATCCTCATTTAATTCTAAAACTAAAGGAATTAAAAGCTTTTCATTTTTCAATTGCTTGGTAAATTAGAGATTGCACTTCTTTTGATATGTCATTTTTAATAAAGCATTTTTTCAAGTTATCCTCAAAGTTCATATTAGACTCCCAATCACTCTGTAATTCTTCTACAAAGGCATCTATACGCTCATTCCTTTGCTCCTTGCTATCTATATGCTCCCTAGATATTACTCCCTCTTGTATAGGCAGGTAAACCTGTTCTACGGAGTTATCTTCTGCGTACCAGAGCCAAACACAGGGCTTGAAATCTATTTGAGCTGCAGATTGTCGTGTCAGGTTTCCTGTATTGACGAGTCTTCTACCTTTGTATTCTATGGTAAACGAGCAATGATTATCTCCTGTCACAATCAAATCGAATTGAGGATATTTCCTCAGTATACCTTCTGCCATACCTCCTGATGCTCCGGGAAATGGTTTTTGAAGATATGTGAGGTGATGCCAGACAAGAATATGATGTTCAGGCCACATTGTAATTCCTTTTATAAATTTTTCACTGAAAACAAGGAAAGAACTTTTTTCAGAATCAGGCTCTTGTCCAAAATGACACCCTTCTAACACTTTCACAATACCTGCTTGTCTTAAAGTATTGATTCCTGATTTATGTTCTAATTGAAGGTTGTGCTGGGGAAGGTCATGCTGCCCGAAAATAGTGTGAAACTCTTTAGGAAATAATTCAATACACTTTGATAATAACCAAGGACTAGGTTTCCAATGATGAAATAAATCACCGGCATGTAATACAGGGCAGTTATATTTCTTTTGTAGATCAGCAACAAATACAACGCTGTCCCATTGTTCTGTTTCCCAATCACCTTTAAAACAAGTAGGTACATCTTCTCTGAGGTGCCAATCACCCGTAAGTATGGCATCAGGTATTTTTATATTTCTAGTTCTTTTCATCATTCAGGTTTAATAAGTTGGATAAATGGCTTAATCTCTTCAAAAAATTGTTTAAAGTCAAGCCAGTCATCTTTAATAACATTTCCAATAGCTTGAATTTGAGTGAAATCCCCTTTTATTCTAATATATTTTCCTTTTAAGTCCTCCCATTTTTCAACTCCAACTACTGTAATTATTCTCATTATTAAAGACATTCCAGCAGCTGTTCCTATTCTTTTTATAAAAGTGTCTCCTTGATGAATAGGAGTATCTAAACTAAATCCCCCAGCTGCCTGCCCACTTCCTCCATAATCAAGATAAAGAGAGAATGTTAAAATTCCATGCTCTTCTATTCCTAACATAGTTCCTGTAATTAATGCATTTTTTGTTTCCATAATATAATTATTTTAATTTACTGCCACACAAAATACAAGTTGAGCCCATACCCTCTTTAAATTCAACTTCTAAGACGATAATAGAGTTTGTTAGCTTATCTATATATGTGTCTACCCCCTCCAGAGTAGTAAGTGCGTCAGAGAGCTTTATTTCATCATTCTCGGCAATATACAGCTTACTGTGCAACTCTAACAAATCACTTACAGGTTTTTCAAGTTCTGTTAATATTTGGAGTTTATCTGTTTCAGCTCCAATATCTGTAAAGTCATCTAACAATGACATCAAATTCCCCTGTTGTTTAAATAACTTATCTTTATCAGCGTACAATATCAACAAGTTATTAACAGGCTTTTCAAGTCTTACTGTTTCTTCTAAGCCACTGATTCGAGGAGAAATTTCATTGATGCCATTTATCAATGATTCAAGTTTTGTCTCCTTCTGTAAAGTTGACAAATATCTCTTATCCAACTCTTCCAAAACCTCCACCTCAATCTCATACTTTTCCAGATAATCAAAACTCAGCAGTTCAATTTGTTTATCCTTTATCTGTTTAATGAGTCCGGTAGCCGGTTTATCTTTTACGGCTTCCTTACCTATTATAGAATTGAGTTGATTGATAGCACTATTAATATTCTGTAATCCTGTGTCGATCTGATCTAATTTAGCAACTTTGTTAAAATGACTGGCTACGTTTCCGGCAGTTTCAGATATGAGAAAAGGTTGATCTAACTGTCTTTGTAGATTAATTTCTGACATATTAAGAGCTTTCTGGATCTCCTCCGGTACTTCTGTGCGAAAAGCTTTAAAGTGAGAATCTCCTAATATGTATTCCTCTTCCTTATCCTTACTACGAACAATGTGAGCATCATCAGTAAAAAGTTCAACTGAGGTTTTACCTCCCCAATAACTCCTCATACTATTGCCCGTCGGCTTGTTCCATATTACCCACCTGAGTGCCCTGATAATAGCAGTCTTGCCTGAGTCAGATTCTCCAACAATTATATTGACCCCAGGATCGAAGTCAAGTACAGAGTCCTTATGACTTTGGTAATTTGATATATTGAGTTGTTTTATCACCTTCTCATCATTTTAAAAATTACACTTTCTTCACTTGCTACATGATACACTCCAAGAGAGTCTGCTACGGCTTCGTCAATATACTTAGTGCCTGTTCTCCATTTGTGTCCGTAGATACCGGCCATTGCTTCTATCATTTCATTTTTAGCTGCTGACAACTTTCCTAAAGCACATTTCTTGGCGTCTCCCTCTGAATAATACTCAATAGGTATATCAAGACACTCTGCCATTGTTTGAGTAATGCCAACTACTAAACCAATCATAACCGCAGCACTGGCATTTTGACTGCCGTGTGGAGATTCACTTAATATATATTGAACGTCGTATTGTTTTATTAAAGAGAGTAGTTTTCTGATTATTTCACTAGCTCTGCGTTGAGTGTCGTCGGACTTCCTGATCCTGCGTTTTTTGTGTTCAGGAGCAGTTTTAATACATCCGGAAGCATATATTTTACCAAACGGATCTAAGACAGCATACCCCCAACCAGTTAAACTAGGGTCGTTAGTGAGTATTGTAGCGACGGGTGTGGTTTTAGTTCGTTCCATTACTATTCTTTTTAATTAACAAGTCATAATAATGATCCGCGTCATCTAAGTATTCAACGGACCATTCTTCCAGTATAGTACCTACATCCCTTATTTTCTTAATAAGTTTGCATTGCCCTGTCGGAACCTGACACTTTACAGGATTTCCAAAGGCCATCACGATATCATTTGGCTGGTTCATATTCATCTTTTGTTTGTGCCTTTACCGGTTTTTCTAGTAGGAATACATCCCCCTCTACCCTCTTGTTCTCTTTTTCCTTTACCACTACCATCTCTTTTTGGTGTTCCTTTTGTTGCTGTCATAATTTCTATCTTTTTGGTTTACGTTCAATTTTGAATTTATTTTCTATACTCTCCCAAAGATCAATAACTTGTTCTCTGAGTTCTTTTTCTAATCCACCATCCTCTATCATTTTAATAGATTCTTCTATACCCTTTCCAAGCTTATTTTCTCCAAGAGTATAAACAGTGTTTGAAGTGTAGTCTTTTATGTATTGGAGATTTTGACGAATATCGTCAATCCCATAATCAAAAAGAATAGTTAACGGAGCAGTCCTTAAAGGTTTCCAAACACTACTTTTAACTACTTTAATTTCAATGTTAACTCCCATTGCTCGTTCAACTTCTTTTCCGTGTACAGTTATAGTTTTTGTGATGTACTTGAGAATTCTTGTGGTTAAACGAAGACTGGCATAAAATTTAATAGCGTGTCCCCCGGGACTTTCTTCTTTTTTACCAAATTTAGCAAAGGTATCCCGCAACTGATTTGAACAAGCTAACAAATAATTATTACTCTTTATCAAACGAGCAGCTTTCCGGAAACCCTCCGAAAATTCTTTCCCCCTTCTACCCCCCATTTTATCCCCCTCTTTCTTTTCCATTTCCATGTCCGTACTTAAAGCAGCTAATGAGTCGGCTATAATTCCATGAATCCGTTTATCATTTGGTTCAGGTTTCCACTCATCTATTGCTTTAAAAACTTGGGTAACGGTATCGGGTTGGTGGTAGTTTTTATCGTCTATGGATATCCCAAACATTTGAGAAAATTGGTGGTCTATTCTACTTTCAGGGTCATGGTATTGAACAAGCCCCCCTTTACGTTGAATATCCCCTCCGATTTCACAAAGGAGTGCTGATTTTCCACTACTTTCAGGTCCGAATACTTCCATAAATATTCCACCTGGTATCCCCCCACCACGAATTCGCCCTCCTGATATTGCCAAGTCAGACAAAGTACTTCCGGTGCTGATAATAGTCCCAAAATTACCTTCATACTCTTCCTTTTTTACTTTAGGGGTCCTTATTTTTCTCTTCACCTGTGTGCTTATCGGTTCGTCTGTTTTAGTCCTTTGCATCATTGTATAGCTTTTAGAATTAAATCCATACATTCATCTGAAACGCTTTTACCTTCTAGTTCTTTTTTTACTATTTCTTTATAATCAGATAGTGAAATAAGGTTATCCTCGGAAGCAGCCAGTTTATCGTAGTTTGTATTCAATAAGAAGATAATTTCTTGTAATAAAATGTTAACAGGCTCTTTTTTTTCATGAGAATCAATCCAATTATATAAGACCTCTTTATAAATCTTTGTCTTTGGAATACCTTTTGCCAGAGTGTATAGAGCAAGATAGTTGTATTGTTGTGGGGGAATCTGAACCCCCACAAGCTTATACCCTTCTCTCTTGGTTTTGATTTTAAGTAGTGCCATTACGCCTCCCCCTTTTCATTCTCTTCCATACATGACTGCCAAACTTCACAAGTTTCACACTCAGAGAAAAGATCATAATCAGTGCCAAATTTATGTGCGTGTGGACATTTTTCTGCATCCTCAGTTTTCTCTACCTTTCTCCTGCGTCGAACAACAGGAGCTTCTTTTTCCTTTTCCTTTTCCTTTTCCGGAGGATTGTCTGTTGAAGAATGACTTCCACGTAGAGGCTTTGCTTTTCTTTTTCTTTCAGGAGCCGGCTTAGATTCTTCTGCAGGTTCCTCATCATGTAATTTTCCACCATCAGGTTCAACCTCATCGTTAAAGAACTTAGCTTCCAGTTGCTCATAAGAAAGTATTTTAAGCATATCGTCCAAGTTAGGAACCTCGTCCAAAATAGACTCATCATAAGGTTCACGCTTATTAAATTTAATAGACCGTGCTTCCGGATATGTATTTTTCCCCAGAGTCTTCCATTTTAAAGCTATCTGTAGAGTTTTACCCTCTTCAAGGTCAGGAAATACCTCATTTTCAGGATCAAGTTCAATTTCATCTGACAGGGTATCCTGGAATAAAGACTTAGCCATTTCCCAAATATATACAACCTCTTCATGTTTCTCTGAGTCGATTGGAATTATTGCATATAAATTCCTGTCCTTTGCACGGAGAGCAGATAATTCATCTTTGTCAGCTCCCTCTTTAAACCTTTTTCTTTGGTATTCACAAATGGGACAAGCTTTTCCTATTGATTTTGGACAAATTACAGCTTCGTCCTCTGCACCTATATTTCTGTGTATTTTAAATGGTCTCCTGTACCATAAATCACCTACTGTGGCAATACCCACAGCATCGTTTCTGTTAGGATGATTGGGATCAGTTACTTCGTAGGGAATAATATCCATTTTTATTTCCCGAATTTTTCCTTCTACGTTATACATCTTTACCCCTTGTGGCATTTTAAGGTATCCAAAAGAAGCATATTCACTTTTTTCTTTTTGAATATCTTGGCATACTTTGCCACGAAAATTACTCTTTTTCTGTGTCATCTTGTTTAATTTTAGTTGATAATTTATTTAATAATTTTGAATCAAAATGTTTTTCTATTACATAAATCCAGGCTCTCATTTGTACTTTGCTCAGGGTATATACCAAAATGCCTAGTCCGAAAAACCCTAATATAATATAAATGATATTCATCATTTTTCCCTCCTCGTTCTTCTGGTAAAAGTTTTGCCAATTCCAGCATCCACTTTATTTTCTTTTCGCTCCCTTTCCTGCTCTATGTCTCTTGGGACTGAGGGACCGGCAAAATATTGTTGCCCATGTAATTTTATCAAAGCCTCTAACATATCTTTACGTTGTGATACAGCATCCACAACACTCTTAGCAACATTATGCTCATAATTTACTTCAAGATATTTCTTATAGGCTTCTTTATACTCATCAGAGGCAAGTATGGTATTTGTTATAACTGTTTCTGTTATCTTCGTTGTGATTCCAAATTCTTCCGGAGACTCTCTGATCTGCTTATCTATTTCAGCTCTTACTAAATCCAGTTTCTCTTTTTCAAGAGCTAGGGCTTTGTCCGTTCCTGCCTTATGTTTTCCGTATTTTAACATCAAAGCTGGTTGATCAAGACATTCAATGTCGAGATCAGTGGGACTGATTTCTACGTCTTTTTCGTAATTCATATTCTTTTTGATTTATGGTTCTTACCGAATCTCCCGTTTCATCTAATTTAATTAGCAATTTCTCTTCCAGCCAATTTATGTAAGCTATTAAATCAGAGCCATTGAATTCTTGCTTATGTATAGTGTAATCAAATCCTGTTTTTATAGGACTTCCTGTGTCACATTGATACTGTAATCTTAAATCTTTTTCTGTCATAATTTTAATTTATCATCCAAGTTAATAATTCTTCTACTGAATCAAAAATAATGTATTTTCCTATGGCTATATTTTGGTCTGCGTGAAAAAATGAAGACGGACGCACGGCATAATACCTCCTATACACACTGGTTATCATGTATCTTGCTCCAAAAGCTTTAAAACCTACAAATTCATTATATTGCATTAAATCATCTAATGAACTAAACCCTTTTTTTGATTTATCGAACCATCCGGCTTTTACTTTTTTCATAATTTTAGTTTTAATTTATAAATATTTATTTTCTTTAAGAAATTCTTCGGCATCAGCTAGAATACTACAACTGTATTCAAAATGCTTAAACTCTATGAGTAATTGTCTTAATTCATCAACAGTTTTTGGCAATTTTTTTGTCTCTTCAACCACTTCTGCCCATCCAGTTTTATCATAAATTATACACCCAGCGGCATCAGCCAAATCATCATCCCCGGCACTGTAGTAAAGCGGAAATATAGTTTTTCTTTTAACACTTTCCCTAGGTTTCCACACGTGCACACAACCATCTTTAAACCCTCTTTTTCTAGCTTCTTCAATCAAGTACTTTTCTATCTCACCATTTGTAGCAAGACGCATATACAATTTATCACGGTTTTTCTCCCAAGCATTATGTTCCTCTCTTCCATTACTTTCCCAATAAACAGTACGTCCGTTAAATCTAGTAGCTTTTACGGGATAATCTGGGCTCCAATCAGCTTCTCCAATAAGCCAATCACCGACCTTAAATGGATTGAACAGCGTTGATTGCCTCAATTCTTCTTTAAGCTTTTTTATTGCAAAACAAAAAGCATCTTCAATGTCTTTAATTCTTTCTTCTAATGTTTCCATAATTTTAATATTAGTTTAATACTGTTATTTACCCTATTATACAAAAAATTTATTTAATAATACCTCAAAATCCAATTTATTTTCATTAATTCTCAATCTTTTTTTTCTCAGCCCAACTTTTATCAACAGGGGAGCAATCCATTTCTATCTCTAAAGGCACGATAATCCACTTCCAAGCCTTGGGTAAATCTTCACAGGTAACTCTATGAATTACTTGTTTGACATGCTCTAACTCGTCTGGATGCACATCCAGTATAATAGCATCGTGTATTTGACCAATGATTCTGGAGTCCCACTTCTCTTCCTGCATAATTCGGTCTATTTCAATGAACGCCCACAGCAGGCAATGGAACGCACTTCCCTGGATACTGTAATTAGTAACATCATTTTTCCTCATAACTCCTCCACAACGAAATCCTGTCAGTGAGTCAACATAACCTTTTTTCGTATATAAAGTCCACCACCTGTCTTTCCATGTAGCATAAACAGGAAACCGGTTTTCCCAGAAATCTTTTTCTATCTTCTCAAGATGATTTTCAAAGTGTTTTAATGACTTAATTCCATGGGAAATCATGTGATCTGCTAATGTTCCCTCTACCATGGGTATTCCCTGACCTTCTTTCCATCCCCCTTGAGGAAGTTGCCCCCAGACACAAGCCATACTTACAGCACAATTTTTATAATAATCACCATAAAACTCAGGAAATACAAAACCATTCTTTGCAGCATCGCGTAAAATCTTGTGTGAAGGTAATGTTTTATCAAAGTCATCAATCATAAATATTTGCTTTACCATATCTCCATGCATATCAGACTTAGGATTATGTAGATATTTTAACATGGTTGGATCTTTGTGGTAACAGGCTGCGATTTTGACTTCAATTGAATTATAATCGGCTTCTAGCAGTTGATGCCCTAATCTTGGATAAATAGCTCGCCTGACCAATTGCATTGACTCTACATCTCTTTTAGGAATATTCTGGAAGTTCGGGTTTGAACTACTGGACCTGAAAGTTACCACGGTGTTGAGGTTAAAAAAAGGATGTACGTATCCATTGACTTGTTCCCTGATAAATGGTTTGAGGTAGGTGTCCCTGTTTTTCTTTAGCTTTCTTATTTCAAGTATTATATCTATTTCCGGAATATTCAACTTCTGCAGTGTCTCTTTATCAGTTGCACCTTTTCCACTGGCTGTTTCTTTCTTTATCTTTATTCCAAGTTCTTTGTAAAGGAAATTAGAAAGTTGAGTGGATGAATTGTAGTTTACTTCCTTCTCGGTCATCTTATTCCATTTCTTATAGAATTTAGTGTCTCGTAGGTCTTCTTCAAGGGATGCTATTTTATTTGTGAGTTCCTCAGATTTACGTGTAACGTAGTCTAAGTCCACACGAATTCCTGCTCTTTCTGCACGAGCAAAGGCTAGTATTCCTTTATGAAACAGGTTATATGCGTCAATTGTTAATGGGTGTATTGGCATGATTAAGGTTTTTCAAATATTTTAAATGAAAAAAATAGTATGTCTATGTATAGAAAACGAGACGACACATATATACCTATCAGAGAAGAATCTATACATGGGTTATTTAGATTTAAGTGCAATAATGAAATGATTAATCCATTGTAACAGTTCCATTCTATTTCTATTAAATTAAACACATTCATCTTATTTATTATTAGTTAATTGTTGTCTATTTTTGCTAGTGCTTT